TTAAGGTTCATAGCTAAACAGCAGTCCTATAGCGAGATTGAGCATCTCGGGATCCTCAGCCAAGAGGTCCCGAATAAGCAAATTCTCTCCGTCCCGGTAACCGCCATGCAGCGGTCTCTGATAAGCCATGGCCAGCACCTTCTCGGTCCGTCAGCGTCTTCTTTACCGAAGTACGCATGCGCATATTTATCCCGCGGATGTCCCGCAGCAGGTCTATCGTCATCGTCTTGATCGGCCCGCCACGTCGGTGAACTCCGGCGTCATCGGCACGTCACCGATTGCGCTTGCGCTCGCGGGTGTGGCGTCACCCTGGGCGGTGATGCGCTCGATCGGGTGGAGCACGCTTTCACCCTGCTGCGGTTCAGGCGCGCCGAACTTCTCGCGGATCCATGACTCCGGCACCCGCAGCCCGCGATCGATAAACGGCCCGAGCGCGTCGGCGACGTTGCGCAGATCCTCCGGCTCCTCGAAGCTGATGGTGATTTGGGGATAGCGCCGGCGCGGCCCGCGATTCAGATCGATGAGCGGTTTCACCAGGTCGCGGTTGAGTGTGGCCGCCACCCGCCGGGCGTCGTCGGTGGCGATATCGCGGCGCACCACGTCATGCACCTCGGCGGCCGCGCGCGAGCCGGCGCCGCGCGGCAGCTGAGTGGTGAGCTCCTGGCCGAGAATCCCGATCGTCACCAGCTTGTCGAGATACTCGCAGAACTTCTGGTACATCTCGTGACTGCGCTGGCCACCCCCCTTCGATTCGATGAACTCAATCGCCATCGATTCGGGGATAATCGCCGCCGCGTCGGTGCCGATATTGGCCACCGCGCGCAGCAGCGCGGCCTTGTCGTTCTCGGTCGCGCCCGGTCCGTACTTGCCGAGCCGCATCGGCTGGCCGTAGACCTCGGCGAACACCACCCAGTCCTTGAGCACGTAGTTCTTGAACAGATAGGCCCAGATCGCGATGCGCGCCAGGCCGCCGCGAATCGGCAGGCCGGCCTTCGCCCGGGTGATATGCACCAGAAACTTGAACGGGGCGAGCGGCTGCGTCGCCGGCTGAATCCCCACCTCGTGGCCGAAGACCGGGCCGCCGACGCGGATCCGGAAGTTCATCGGCGACAGGCGCGAATCCCAGCTGTCGCGTCCCACCGGCAGCTGCGGCCCGTCGGTGCGCAGCGTGCGCACTAGCAGCTCCTCGCCCGACACCCAGTCGAACATGAACCATCGCGGGTCGCGCCACTTGAGCGCAAACGGCAGCCATTCCGGCGCGCCCGTCTCGAGGTTGCGGCCGTTGGTGTCCCAGATGATCTCGGTCGCGCTGAAGCCCTTGCCCAGCGAATCAAGCATCTCGAAGATCACGTCGTGCAGGTCGATCGTGTTCGAATCGATCAGGATCTCGCGCACGAACTCGGCGTCAGCCATCGACTCGGCATCGTCGCCGGCCGCGCTCACGTCGATATCGAGCTGCGACACCGCCATCTTGCGGGTGTGCAGCACCCCCTGGTAGAGCAGGTCCTTTTCCTCCATCCGCTCGGCGAGCTCGAGGTAGAGCCAGGGGTCGCCGAACTCGGCCGTGCGCAGAATCCCGACCACCTTCTCGGGGGTGAGCCCGATCGAGTCATCGATAATCGAATAGATGTTGCGGATGCCGGCGAGCGTCGGCGCCGCCTGCTCCTCGCGCAGCGCCTCGAACACCACCGGCCGCCCGTACGCGTCGTATAGCGTCATGCGCGGCTGCCGCCTCCGCTCGGCTCGAGATGGTAGCGCTGGGGCGACGGAAACGGCACGAAGACGCCTTCGTTGGCGCGATGCTGCTCGCAGGCCATCCAGTTGGCGCCGAAGGCGATCGCCGCCAGCAGAGCAATCACGGCGACCGAAAACCAGCCCTTCATCCCTAGAAACACATGTACCCCACCGTGAGTTTGTTAAGTCCGCCGGTGGTGGCGCCGGCCGACGGAAAGTCCACCTTGGCGCTGGTGGTGGTGCTGATGTCAGCCACCCCCGGAACGCTCGCGGTGCCGTCACCGTTGGCCACCCGCCACGAGCAGATGCGATTGTTGGCCGACGGAATCGAAAAGGTGACCGTGCAGTTGTCGACGTCGGTGGTGGTGGCGGGCGTGGTGAAGCTGCCGGCGTAGTTGGTCGAGCCGCTGTTGAAGCTGCCGGCGCCGACCACCGTGTTCTTGTGCGAGCACGAGACGCTGGTGGGCGCCGCCGGACCGCCCGGCACCGGCCCGCAGCTCCAGACGCCGTTGATTCCCTGCGCAATCGCCCCGGTGCCGCCGCCCGCGCAGGGCGTGCCCGGCGCGCCGTCGGTGACGTAGAAGAGCTGGCCGTTGGTCACCGTCGCCGGCAGCTGCGAGAAGAGAATATGGACGAGCTGCGGCGAGATCGTGTCGGCGCCCGAGAGCTTGTTGTTGAGCGCGTTGCGGAACTGCTGCCCCGCCAGATTGCCGGTGAAGTTCGGAATCGGCACATACTGCGCGCGCGCCACGCCGCATCCCAGCCCCATCCCCGCGAGTAATATACCCGCGAGTAATATACCCGCAAGTAACATACTCGCGAGCAAGCTACCGCCTGGTCTGCCTGCGACGGCCTTTCTCATGACTCGCTTCCTCCTCATCTCAGTACCCCAGCGCCACCCAGCCGATCCCGGTCAGCCCCGGCGTCGTGCCATAGGCGATCTGCTTCTGCACGTTGCCGTAGGCGATCTGATTGCCCTGCTTGACCAGCGGGGTGACGGCCGCAATCGGCATCCCCGTGGTCGGCATGAAGGTCGAGGTCGTGTTGCTCTGCCAGTAGGGAATCAGCATCCAGCAGGCGTTGGGATAGGCGAGCGGAAAGCTGAAGGGCAGGGTGGTCGGCAGTTGGCCGCTTGGCCCGCCGAAGCTCAGCAGCGAGATCGTCCCCCACTGGATTATCAGCTGGATCTGCCCGAGATTGACGTCGTTGGCGCCGAGCTTGAGCCAGCCGTTCACTCCCACGGCCGAGCTGATCAGATTGCTCAGCGACTGCAGCGAGGCGATCGCCGCCTCGTCGGCGAGCTGCTTGCTGTGCAGATAGTTGATCTTGTTGAGCAGCGCCTGATGCGGCTGGTTGACCACCCCGAGGCCGCCGAACGACGCCCCGGTGGCGGCCGCCTCGACCGTGTCGGTCTGCACCAGCTCGTAGACGTCGCCGTCGGTCCAGGTGTAGTTGAGATTGGCCTGCAGATAGGTGTTGCCGGTTGGATTGGGCATCGTCGCCTCCCCTCGTCAGTACCCCACCGCAATCCAGCCGATTCCGGTCAGCCCGCCGCGCGTGCCGAACTCGATACTCGCGATCAGGGCCTCCTGGCCGCTCGCCTCGCTGAGCGAATAGGTGATCTGATTGTTCTGCGGCTGCAGCGGCGTCACCACGGCAAGATTCAGCACGTTCTGCTGGCTGCCGTTCGCCCACCCGAGGTAGTCGGTGGTGTCACTGGTCTGCCAGTACGGCTTGATCATCCAGCAGGCATGTGGAAACGGAATCGGAAAGCTGAACTGCATCGCGGGCGGCAGCGGCGGCTCCTCGGGCTGCGAGGGCGGATATTCCTCGGCCCACGGCAGCAGCGAGATCGTCCCCCACTGCCAGATGATTTGAATCTGGCCGAGCGAGCTGTCGACCGTCGCCGCCTTGAGCCAGCCGTTGGTCCTGGTCGGCAGCGGCGTCGGCCCGTACAGGTTGGGCGAGGGGGGTGGCGGCGGATTCAGATTGACCGCGCTCGTCAGCGCGTTGAGCTTCGCCAGCAGATTGTTGATGTTGGCCTCGTCCGCCAGCATCCGCCGATAGACGTACTGCACCTTGTTGAGCAGCATCTGATGGGGCTGATTCTCCACGCCCAGGCCGCCGAACGAAGCGCCCGGCGCCGCATATTCGATCGCGTCGGTCTGCTGAATCTCGTAGACGTCACCGTCGGCCCAGACGTAGTTCTGATTCGCGCTGAGATAGCTGCTGCCCGTCGGATTGCTCATCGCCGCCTCACCCACCTCCGCTACATGCTGATCGTCCAGGTGCCCGAGAAATTGCCGCCGCCGGTGTAGGGAAAGGCCGGCACCACCACGTGCGCGATCATCGGCGTCGGCGCCACCCCCTTGGCGACCAGGGTCCAGACCACGGTGTTGTCGGTGGTGGTCGCGCCGATCGTGGTCGCCCAGGCGGGATGGGAACCCGAACCGGAGGTGCCGGCGGTGGTGCATCGCTGAATATTGCCGTTGGAGTCGACGATCAGATTGCCGACGCTGTAGGCGGTGCTCGCCGCCCAGACCGGATTGGAGGTGCCGACCGCCGCCGGCAGATTGACCGCGCCGGTGTTGCCAAAGAGCCCGAGCTCTTGAATCGTGAGGGGATTGGCCGCATAGTCAGTGGTCTGCAGCTGATAGACAAACTGCACGCTGCCGGCCGCCACCCCGCCATTGGGACCCACCGTCACCGTCCCGACCGCGTTGTAATAGGCCGGCGTGGCCGAGAGTCCCGTATCGGTCACCTGCGGCGCGGTGTTGCCCGAGCCGAAGCCGACCGCCGCGACGAACTCGCCGGTCGTCACCCCGCCGAGCAGACTGGCCAGCGCCGTCAGCCCGGCGTTGACCACCAGGTTGCGCCGCTCGAATATCAGCCGTCCGGCGCGGTAGAGCCGCACCGTCCCCGATGGCCGCCGCTCAGTTCTCATCCTCATCTCCGTGCCTCGAGTGCGAGCCGCCTGAGCCTGGAAAACCGATGCGGCCGCGTGATGTCCTTGCCGAGCCACTTGTAGACCGTCCGCAGATGTCTGCCGGCCGCCCGCGCGATTTCGTTCATGCTCTTGCCTCGTCGATGCAGTTCCATGATGCGCTCGCAGACGCATTCACCCGTCGGCAGCGCCAACGGCACCTGCAGATAGTCGCCGCCGCAGGCCGCCCGCAGGGCGTCGAAAGCCTCCGTGCCGATCGCCCGCAGGATCCGGCGGTTGACCGGGTTGCGCCGCGGCTCACGCCCTGGAACCGGAATCCACACTCTCGAACCGCCGCAGGCGCGAACGAATCTCAAGGCCTGGTCGTGGCCGAGCGTCCGCACCAGCATTCCGCCCACGCCGCTCTCGAGATGCCTAATGTGCGGTCGCCTGTCCATTGATCACCAACGGCCCCTCCGCCACCGCCGGCTGCGCGCCGCCACCGGTAATCCCCCCGCTGAAATAATAGCGCCCGTCGTAGTAGGGCGCGATCGTCTTGACGTCCCGCACCGGCCAGAGCGGCGCCGCGACCAGGTCGCTCGGCGCCGGCGTGAGAAAATCGCGCTGCACGAAGATATTGCGCACCACGTCGCTCACCGGCGGCACGAGCGTGTCCGCCAGATGCCACTGGAACTGCACGCTGTCGAGAACACAGCGCGCCGGCTTCCAGTAGTTGCAGCTCGCCACCAGCTGCTGCTGCAGATGGACCATGTCGGTGCCGGCCGGCACCGTCGACAGATCGATCAGCACCCGAAACACCGCCCATCCCTCGGTCGGCGGATATTGCGTGCCACCCCAGCTCTGCTGCCCCTCCTGCACCACCGCCGCGGGAAATCCCAGCGCCGCCAGGGCGTTCTTGATCGCCCCGAGCGTGCCCATCGTCGAATGCAGCGCGGTGCTCAACAGAATCAGCGCCCGATACTGGGTGTAGAGCGCCGCGCCGGTCGGCTCGGCGCCGCTCACCACCTGGTACTGCAGCAGGTCGATATTGGTGAGCGCGTCGATATTGCCAATCTGGTCCCATCCCGGCCACGACTGATTGGCCAGCACCTCGACCGCCGGCAGCAGGATCGGATTGAGCACGTCCCATTGCCAGGCCATCGCCAGCACCGCCGAATCCACCAGCGACGCCATCCGGTAGACCAGGATCGGCGAGAGGTCGAGCGCCGCGAGCCGGTTGATGAGCGCGAGATGGGCCTGGCTGCGGGCGTCGGTCTGCAGGGGTGGCTGCAATCCCAGATTAGCCATTGGCAAACCTCAGCCGCTCGCGCCGCGCCAGCTTCATATCGATGATATGCACGAGCTCATCGGCATGGCGCCGCGCCGCCTTCACCCAGTCCTCCGCTCCCGTCCCGTGAATCACCGGCGCGTAGTTGATCGTCACCGTGGTCGGCGCCGGCGCCGTCCACCCCGGCACGGCCAGCGGCGCCGGCGCCGCCGCGGCGGCCGGCAGCGCCGTCGCCGCCATCATCGGCAGCGGTGCCAGCGCCGCGCTCATCGCCGCCACCAGCGGCTCCGGCCGAATCGTCTCCGCCAGCGTCTGCACGATCCGCACCCGCTCGAGCTCACGCAGCGGCCCTTCGCGCGCCGGCGAGAAGGGCAGCAGATTGCGCAGCTTCTGCGCCACCGCCTCGAGTGCGCGCCCCGGCAGCGACACCGCCGACCAGATACCCCGGGCCACCGCCTCCACCAGATGCGCCCCGGCGGTGAAAAACTCCGGAATCAGCCGGCCGAACAGATGCTCCGGTTTGATCGCGTCCCACACCGCGACCAGCTTCGGCATGATCGCGTCCCAATGCCGCCAGATCTCGTAGCCGACGAGCGCCAGCGCCGCCCCCGCCGCGAGCACCATCCCCCACGGACCCAGCAGCGCGCTCAGTCCGGCCATCACCCCCTCGCCCTGGGCCAGCGCCGTCCAGGCGGCCAGCGCGCGCGCCGCCAGGGCGCCGAAACCGCGCACCCCGAAGGCCAGCACCCCCGGCAGCGCCCCCAGGATATTGAGCAGGTAGCTGCCGCCAATCAGGATCGGCCCGAGCGTCAGCAGCAGGCCGCCGCCGGCTGTGGTGAGCAGTCCCAGGGCGACCGCGCTCTTCGCCAGCACCGCCGCGATCCCCTGATGGCGGCTGAGAAAATCCGTCGCCACCGCCGCCGCGCGGCTCAGCAGGTCCACCCAGCGGCTGAGCGCCGGCAGCACCAGGTCGGCGAGCCGCTCCTTGAGCGCCTCGAGATTGTTGCGCAGGATCTCGTAGCGCTTGCTCAGCGTCGCCTCGGCCAGCGCCTGGGCGCGCGCCGCGGCACCCCCCGAATGCTCCAGGGCGGCCTGCGCCTCATCGAGCTTGCCGAGCTGCTCGATCAGGAGCTCCGCCCGCGCCCCCCGGATCCCGAACGCCTTGGTCAGCGCCTCGCTCGCGCCGAATCCCGGATGGGCCCGGATCCAGGCCGCGAGATTGCTCAGCGACTGCCGCAGGTCGATCGTCCCCTGGCGGGTGAGCGCGAGCGGCACCCCGAGCTTTTCAAAGGCGCCCCGCCCGATCTCATTCATCATCTCGGCGAACGCCGTGCCCGCCTCGCTGCCGTGCAGCCCCGCGGCCGAGAAGCCCGCAATCGCCGCCAGCGCCGTGTTGAACGGCACGTGGAACTGCTGCGCGGCCGCCGTCGCATACTGCAGCGCCGAGGTGATCTCGCCCATGTCGGCGAACGCAAACTGCGTCTGCAGCGTGGTCAGCGTGTCGCCCAGCCGCTCGAACTCGGCCTGCGCCGGCCGCGTCTTGTCGCCAAAGTTCAGGTAGAGTGTGCCGAGCGTCCGCATCACGTCGGCCAGCTGCCCGTGGGTGCCGATCGCCACCTGCTCGGCCACCGTCGTCGCCGCCATGGCCTGGCTCGCGCTGAGAAAGCTCGAGAGCCCCATGTAGACCGACTCGGCCACGTCCTTGGCGGCGTAGGCGTGGCGCTGGGACTGCGCGATCGCAAACTCCTCGATCTCGCCGAGCTGGCGCAGTCCCTCGGCGGTCGGCGGCAGCACCGTATGCACCCGCGCGATCTCGTCCTGGAAATCCATCGCCGCCCGCGTCGCCTCGTTCAGGCCGAGCACGTCACCCGCCGCCCGCATCAGGCCGCCGGCGAAGGTCATTCCCTCGCCCACCGCGCGCATCGATTCGGCGGCCCGGGCGAAGCCCTCGAGCTTCTCCTGGATCCCGGTGAGCACGCGGCTCGCCTGGTCAACGGCGCTGATTACGATGGCGAACTCAAGCGGACTCATCTAGAATCATTCCATGGCAGCACTGCTCTGGCCGCTCGGCCTCGGGCTCTGGCTCGGCGCGCTGGTCTTCATCGCGGGCCTGATCGTCATCGCCGCGCTGGTCGTCATGCTGATACCGCTGATGGCCGTGGTCGGGATTCGTGAGGGCATCCGCCGCTGGCGCGCCACCGCTCAACTCTCGCCCTCCGCGCGCGCCCGCTCGCGCACCCGCGCCGAGTAATCCCTGACCGCTTCGATCCAGTAGCCGAGCTCGCCGCAGCTCATTTCACCGAGTTCCCGGACGCTGAAGCCGAAATGGACGAGGCCGGCGAGGCTGGCGGCATCGGGGATGCCGCCGGCGGAAAATTTCCCAGCACCTCGCCCTCGAGCACCAGCACGTCCGCCACCGGCATCTCGAGCACGTCCTCGTAGCAGAGCTCCTTGCCGTCAACCGTGCAGAGCATCGCCACCAGCGCCTGCAGCAGCGCCGTGGTTTCAGCGGCGCGGCCGACGGCGCGCTGCGCATGGATCAGGTCGCGGCCGCGCCCCTCGCGCACCGTCGCCACGCGCCCCGACGGCAGCGTGATCTCTCGGATCTTCGGGTCGTTCATTCTTCTCACCCCCCCTTTTTCCCGGTTTCCTCTATGAATGCTCGGTGCCAATCACCTGGGTCAGACTGATCGAGGTGCAGTTCGCCCACTGCCCCGCCGTGAGCGGCTGGTAGCCGGGCTGGCCGAGCTGCACGCGATAAACGCCCGGCACGCTGCCGATCGCCGCGATAATCTCCTCGGGCACGATATCGCGCTGGATCCGCTGCGCCAGGTTCATGGCAAACTGCGCCGCCGCCGCATTCGCCGCCGCCATCGTGGTCGCCGGATCGGCGTCGGCGTAGAGCGTCACCGTGCCGCTGATCTGGTAGTCCACCTCCGTCACCGCATTGACCTGCACCGTGTCGGTCAGCGGCCGCACCGAATCGGCGCTGACGATCGACTGCACCTTCTGCAGCAGCGCCGCCGAGGCGATCGCCGAGGTGTTGGGCGAGTTCGCCGGCTGGATAATCGGCCCCACCAGCACATAGAGATTCACCGTGCCGGGCACCGGCGTCACCACCTGCACGTCGGTGATCGACGGGTCCGCCGACAGCGCCCAGAAGCGATAGGCGCCCACCGGACCGGCCACGCTGAAGCGGTTCGGCGCCGCCTGGATCCGGTCGCGCAGATGGTCGTCGGTTTCGATGCTGACGCCGCCGCTGGTCACGGTGATATTGCTCACCGAGGCGATGAGGATATTCGGATTGAGCTGCACGCTCACCTGGCCCACGGCATAGCCGTTGGCCCCGGTCCCCGGCGTGGTGCAGGTGGCGAAGACCGTGCCGCTGGTTGAGCCCGTCGGGATCGTCAGATTGGCATTGGTGGCAAAGACAAAGGCGCCATCCTGGGTGCCGACCAGCGTCCCCGCCGGAATCGTGAAGGGCGTCGGCTGCGCCGCGCTCAGCGTGAATTGCAGCGTGCAGGTGGCGCCCTGCGCCGGCAGCCGCGTCACCCCCACCAGCTGGCCGAGATAATCCAGCATCGGATAGCTGGCGAAGGCGACCAGGCACTGCTGCGCCGCATACTGGATCTGATTGCGCACCAGGCTCTCGCGATAGGCATAGAGATCGATCAGCAGCCGCTCGACCTGGGCCGGATAGAGCGTGCGGCCGGCCAGCGCCTGGAAGGACGCCACCATGTCGTTCAGGATCGCGTTGGGATCGAGTCCGTCGGAGTCGTTGACGAACTGCGGAATCGGCAGCGACACGATCCCGGTCGGCAGCGAGACCCGTTCGAGCACCGCCACGCAGGTCCAGCCGCCCGAGCCGTCGGCGGTAAAGGCTCCCAGCACGTTGCCGAACAGCGGCGGCACCGCGCCGGTCGACCCCGCCGGCGTGCTCCACTGCTGCACGTTGCCGGCGGGATCGATGATCACCTTGCCCGCCGCGACCGGAGTATTGGGCGTCCACGCCGGATTCGGCATTGTCGTCGCTCGTCGCTTTCAAACCCGCTTCGCCTCGCTCGGCGGTGCTCACCTCGCAGATTTCATGACGTCATCCGCCCGCGCCGACTAGATCAGATTCCCGTCCTCCGCCCGCGTGCGAAAATACTGCTCAATATCATGGGTCAATCCAGGCTTGTTGCCGGCGAGTTCGATGACCCCATACTCGTTTTTTCTGAGATCGGTCGCCGGATCGAACTTCCATCTGACCAGGATCTGCCACCGATCCCAGTACTGGCGGTCCGGTTTGCGGCCGTGAAAGTAATGCCGGATCGCGCCGGTCATGTAGCCCAGATGCTGATTGATCGAGCGCAGCGCGTGTGACTGCCACGCCAGCAGCGGCCGCTTGTAACCGTCGGTGATGCCGGGTGCGATCTGCTTGAGCACGCAGCCGATCAGCCCGAATGACATGTGCCGGTCACCGGCGCCCAGCGCAGCCGTCTCAATCAGGCCGCCGACTTCCTGGAAATTGCGCCGGCGAATCGCCCAGGCGTAGCCTGGATGCGCCGTATCGTAGTCCTTGTTCTGCTTGAGTAGCCCGTGAACAAAGGCGTAGCAGAAGCTTCGATGCAGCTGCATGTGATGGGCGGCACCCCCCGGACCCAGGTCGTAGCAGACATCCCACGGCTGCAGAATCGGATATTGCTGCAGCAAATGAACCGTTTCCGCCGCCCAGTCGGGATGGAGAAACTCGATGTCAGCGTCCGCCCACATCAGGTATTGCCACTCGGGATCGAGCCGGCTGATCGCCGCCACCCCCAGGTTGAGCAGATTCTCCTTGTTCCAGACCAGGGAATGGTTGCGCACTCGCACGTAATTGACACGCGGATGGTCGAGCTCCCACGGCCGCGCACCCAGCTGGCATTCGACCATCGTCAGCCTCACACCGGCCGCCACCATCCGCTCCTCAAAGGCCCGCGCCAATCGCAGGCGCGAATCCCATCGCAACGGATTGGCGTAGACCGAAACCACATGAAGCAGCGCGGGATGCATGTCTCTACGCCAGCGTGCGCGGCACGGTCAGCACCAGCCGCTGATTGCCGCTCCCGCCGGCGTCCACCTTGAGCTGCCACGTGATCTTGATCAGCAGCTGGGCCGGCGCCACCGGATCAATCACCACGCTCAGCACCCGCACCCGCGGTTCCCAGCGGGTGATCGCCTCGACGATCTCGCGCACCAGATGGGGTCGCGCAACCGTCAGCGGCGCGTCGATCCAGCGCCACAGATCGCAGGCGAAGGTCGGCCGCAGCGGATCGCTGCCCGGCGGCGTGGCGAGGATAATCGCCAGGCACTGATTGATATCATCGACGCCCTGCACCACGTTGCCGATCCCGCTGCCCGGCGCCTGGGTCGGCGTCGACGAATCGAGCGCGAGCGACCAGTCCGCCGAGACGATATCATCGAGGGTGATTGCTCCCGCCGGCATCTCACTTCACCGCCGCCGTCGTCGCCATCACCGCCACCGCCGGCGCCAGCAGATAGCCATAATCCGACAGCGCCGTGTGATTGGTGGCGACCGTCACCGCATGGCCGTTCTGATCAAGACAGTCAGTCCACACCTCCGCCGTGTACCAGTCGGGCCGCACCTTGGTCGTGCGGCAGGGCCGTCCGTCGATCCGCGTCACCGTAACCATCTCCACCGGCGCGCAGCCGACCAGCAGCACCATCAGCATTGCCGTCACCCCTCTCATTCCGCTTTTTTCTCCCGGCCGCGCAGCGCGACGGCGATCTCCCATCCGCGTAGTCCAGCGCTACGGTGAGTTACGCGGCGCTCCGACCTGTCGATCTTCACTGGTTTCCTCCTCTTCAGCTCATCTGCGGACTGGGAATCCCGGTGCTCCCGCCCTGCGGGTCGGGATGGGTATGGCCGTTGTAGGCATCGATAATTCCATTCACGGAATCCTGATGCTCGTTGGTCTTGAAGGTGATATCGCCGTTGGGGGCGGCGAGATTGAGATTGCCGCCATTGACCGTCAGATTGATCGTTCCGCTCGCCGGCACCACGATCCCGAGCGTATGCGTGCCGCGGTCGTATTCGATCGTGCAGCCGTCGGAGAAACTCACGTGCCACTTGTCCGCGGTCATCTGCGGCGGCGTGGCGTCGCCCTGCTGGCCCTGCGAATAGATCGCCCCCAGCACCGCGCCATCCTCGTCATGCTCGTCCATCAGACACACCACCTGCTCACCCACATCCGGCAGCCAGTACGCCTTGTCGTTCTGCGACTTGGGCACCACCACCGGCAGCCACCAGGAGAGCATCTGGTCATGCGCCGGAAAGACCACGCGCACCCGGCAATTCTGAATATCGCGCTGCTTCACTATCCCCGTGCGAAACATCATTCAGCATCCCGTCTGTGAGCCGTGCACGTCATTGCCGCATACTCCCTGCCAGCGCGACCAGTTGGCCTGGGTGTCCTGATAGCCGGTGCAGTTGGTGCTCCCGCTGCCCCAGGTCCAGTTGTTCTTGCCCGCAGCGTCGCAGGTATAGCTGTTGTAATCCCAGAGATTGTTGTCGTTGTAGAAATCGTAGGCCGAAGTGTCGCCCGACCCGCCGTAGTTGTAAGCAAGCCCCGCCGAGTTGTGCAGGATGAAGGTGTTGTAGGTGATCGTGTTGCCGGTCAGATTGTCGCGGCTGTTGGTGTTGCCGAGCGTCACCCCCGAGCATTTGCTCTCCACCCGGTTGCCCTTGCCGCTCGCCCCGCCGACCGTCATGTTCCAGCTCTCGTGCAGCCAGAGGTCAGCCTTCGAGCCCGAACACGAGGTGTACTGGGTACCGCCCATCGTCTGCGGTCCCGTGCAGACGTCATGCGCGGTCGTCTGCGTCGGATTGTAGAGTACCGGCACGTGCGCCGCGATGCACTGGCAGGCGTTGCCCTGGTTGTTCTGGGTGATCGTGTTGTTCTGGATCGTGTCGTTGTGGCTGATCTCGACCACCAGGCCGTTGATCAGATTGTTGTTCACGGTGTTGTTGATGATCGTGCCGTTGTACTGACCGCTGTCGGTCCAGAGCCCGTTGCCGTTGTTGCAGGAAAAGGTGTTGCTGTCGATTACATCGCCGGCGGTGGCGGCGAACTTCGAGCCGCCCGCCTCGAAGCCGTAGGCGACGTTGTCCTCGTTGTTGCGCTCGACCCGATTGCCACGAAAGGTGCTCGAACCGCAGGTGCCGCCGTCATGAATCCCCATCTGCCCCATCTCGGCGACTTCGTTGTATAAAAACTGATTGTTGAGGCCGCCGGTGCAGCCGATGCCCGAGCCGTGCCCGTGCGTCGCCCACACCTCCGCAATCGTGTTGTTGCCGCTGTAGGTGCCAAACATCTCGTCCTGCAGCGCCGTCGAAAAGCCGTAGGCCGAGACATTCTGCACCGTCACGCCGCCGTTGGAGAGCCGAAACGCGTTCTGGGCCACCGTGAGCTCGACCAGATAGTTGGTCGGATCGCAGGCGAGAAAGATCACGTTGGAGCCCTTGCCGTTGGTGTTGTTGAAGTCGTAGAACCAATGGCAGCCGCCGGTCGAGGTCGCATTCGGCGTCGCGCTGAGCGTCCGATTCACCACCACCGTCTTGGTGATATCAGTCACGTTGCCGCCGCTGACGTAGGCGTTGGGCGTCATGAACAGATCCTGCGAATACTGACAGACGTTGCTCGCGCCCCCCTGCTGCGTGTCGACGCAGTCTGACTGACCCGAATTGGTGGGCGTGCTGAGCGCATAGGCCGCCGGCAGCGGATTCGTCCACCATTCCGTCACCCCGTTGATTGTTCCCGTATTGGGAAAGGTCACGGTCACCGCGCCATCGAGAATCACGCAGGGCGGCGCGCTCGGCACCTGCGCGGGAACCGCCGGACAGGTGCCATTGACGTTGCAGCCGATAATCGTCTGCCCGGCCGGCGGATTCAGATAGTTTGTGGCGATCGTCCCCGGCGAGCCGCCATCGGTCGCCAGATGGTAGGTGCCGCAGGCGAGGTAGGCCGTTTTATTCGCGCCGATCGAATTAAGCTGGGATTGCAGCGTGGTCGTCGTTGACGGCGTAACGTTGGGCGAGGGTCCCGAGGAGGCCACCGTCAGCGAGGCGGTGCCCTGAACCAGCTGCTGGCTGGCGATCACCGTCACCGTACCCGTGCCCGTGCCGGTGGCGGTGCTGCCGCTCAGCGTGGCGATATTGGTGCCCGCGGCGGTCACCGTGCTAATCAGCATCTTCGTCAGGGTCAGCGTGTAGTTGACCGACGAGGCGTCACCCCATTCGGTGCCGAACTCGATGCCCGAAACCCACCAGCTCGTGCTGACCGTGCCGCCGGCGGTGCTGATTCCCTCTTTGATGAAGTCGAGCAGATTGTAGCGAATATCGCCCGAAGTGATATTGGTCTGCGGCACAAAGAGCACGAAGGCGCCCGGACCCGAGCCGCTCAGATACTCCGCGAAGGTCATCGAGGTCGGCGTGCCGTTCAGCACGATCGGCTCGGTATAGTTCTTGACGAAGGTTCCTGCCGGACCGTAGGCGAAGTTGAAGTACCACGTAACGAATACTTCCAGCGCGCCCGAGTTGCCACTGTTATAGGTCGAAGTCGGAATAATCCATTCGTCGTTGCCGATATCCTGATCGCCCGGCGCCGTCGTATTCGACAGGCTGTAATTGACCTCGGTAATGAGCTGTTGAAGATTGCTCACCTGCACCGGAAACTGGGGCGGCTGGCCGTTGACTGCGGGATCATTCCACTGGTCAGTGCCGTAACGGATATACGGGTAGCCATTTACTCCGGAGTTATTAACTCCAGTGTAGTTCACCGTGCTGGTGACGGAACCGGTCCCGGAATATGAGATTGAAGTCGAGCCGCTGCCGCTGCTTACGCCCCAGGGCGACGGATCGAGCCACCAGATCGACGTCGAGCCCTGCAGCACGTTGCCGACATGGCCACTGTTGTTGAACTCGCTGTAGGTCACTGCGGTGCCGAGCGTGAGATTGGTATCGGTCGTGGTCAATGGCGCGTTACCCAGAAACCATGTCGCGGTGTTGGTGACGTCCTGCTGCGCGCCGTTCGAGAGCGTCGCGGTCGCGGTGAAGGTCTGCTGCTGATTTACCTGGATCGTCGCCGTCGACGGACTCACCGCAATCGAGGTGATCTGCGTCGGCCCCTGGGTTGGCGGTGCGCCGGTCGTGCCGAAGGTCGGAATAATCCACTGGGCGCTGGCCACCCCAGCGACAAGCGCCAGCAGGGCAAGCGCAAGGAATACACCCGGTTTCATCAGAATGCCGTTGCTCCGATGCACTGGAAGTCGGCGAAACCCGCATCGCCGGCGGTTGGCGTCGCCGTCGCCGCGCCGCTGCTGTTGACCGCCCCACCGTTGCCCCCGCGATTCCCGGTCGAGCCGCCCACCGAAACCGTGGTCGAGGCCGAGCCCGCCTGGCCCTGCGTCCCGCCCACGTTGAACAGCACCGAGATATCCGCGCCGCTCGCCGCCGTGTTGATATTGCCGCTGAGCGCACCGGCCGCCGGCGGCGCTCCCGCCGCGGTGCAGGTGCCGCTCGATACCGTCGAGGCGCCGCCACCCGGACCGCCGTTGAGTGTCAGCGTCTGCCCGCCCAGCGTGATCGTGCTGGCCCCGCCGTTGCCACCCGCCGTCGGCGTCGTCCCGTTGGTGCCCGCTGTCCCTGCGGCTCCCAGCGAATAGCTGATCGTCCCGCTCGGTGACGGGAACTTGACGAGCGCGCAGCTGCCGGCGCTGCCGCTCGCACCCGCGCAGGCCGCCGTGCCGCCCGTGGTCACACCTCCACCCCCACCACCGCCACCGCAGATCTCGACCAGCAGCATCGAGCATCCGCTGGGCACCGTGTACGACGTGCCGCTGCGCAGAAACTGGCGATTCTCAAGTGCCGGCGCTGTGCCGCTCACCGTCCACGAGGCATAACTCGGATCAACGCCCGACCCCTGACTGAGCAACGGAGCCCCGGTCAGGCTGGAGGTCGCAGAGTGCAGGCCGTCGGTGTTCTCACCAATCAATACGCCCCCGGTTGCAAGCGAAGTCCGGCCCGTGCCGCCGGCCCAGACCGGCGTCATCTGAAAGCCGCGATTCAGATTCCATCTGCCCGTCGCGGCGCACTGCACCACGTCGGTCGAGAACTGGTCGCTCTGCGGCCCGACACGCAGATTGTCGCTGGTCGCGCCGTTGTCGAAAGTGTCGGTGCCCGAGAGCTGAATCGTTACGTAGTTGTTGCTCGAATCGATCTTTTCGATCCAATAGACCTTGCCCAGCAGACTGCCCGTGCATTGCGGCAATGTAATGGTGATCGACCCGCCCGTAACGTTGGCCGAGATGATCGAGTCCGCCGCCGTCGCCGTATAGTTCGCGGTCACCGTGCGATTGGCGAGCAGCAGACCGTTGGCCGGCGCGACCGCCGTCTGCGGCACCGTGCCGCCGCAATACTCGGTCCACGACGACCGTGTCGCATTCCAGACAAACTGATACGTGGCCTGATTCCCCGCACTCGTGCCGATCTGCGGACAGGTCGGGCCTTCAATCCCGCCCGTCGCAAGCGTGTTGAAGGCAATAGTGTAGCTCCCAGTCCCCTGCACCGCCCGGACGATCACCGTGTCGTTGTCCACGCAGTTCGACGAGCAGGTGGGCAGCGTGTAGGTGCTGTTGGCCGTGAGCGTTCCCGAGTACCAGTCCACCGACGGCGTCCCGCTCGTGCCGGTCACCGCGAGCGTCGAACCCGTCGCCGGCAGCGCATGCGTGAACGAACCTGTGCCTGTGCCCCCGCCCGCCGGGAGCCAGACGTCATTGGGATAGGTGCCCGAGATATAGGTCGCGTCGCAGTAGGTCGTGCCGCCGCCCTTCACCACCTGGCCCACCGCGCAGGACTGGGCGTCGGTGAAGCCGCAGGTCTCGCCCTGCGCCGGATTCTGATCGCGATTGGCAAAGGTGGTTGCTGCACCACAGCCGTTGCCCCCGGCGCTCAGCGGAAGCGGTGAGTTGAGCGTGGCGATCGTCCCAAGTCCAAGGCTCGCCCGAGCCGCCGACGCGCTCGTCACGTCGCTCAGATTGTTGCTGGGCAGCATATAATCAGTGCCCGCCACGGCGCTGGAGAAACCTCCAGATCCATTACCTTTGAGAATCGATGAACCGGAAGTTGGTGGAGCATAGTCAGTACCAGCTGTAGCATTCGCAAACCCACCTGACCCGTTGCCCTTGAGCAGTGCAGTGCCCGAGGTGGCAGGAGCGTAGTCGGTGCCGCTGACGGCATTGGCAAAGCCGCCCGCCCCGTTGCCCTTGAGCATTGACGTCCCCGAAGTGGGAGCGGCATAGTCAGACCCCGCGGTGGCATTCGCGCAGCCGCCGGAGCCGTTGCCCTTGAGCATTGCAGTGCCCGAGGTGACGCAGCCGCCACCACCACCGCCGCCATTACCGCCGTTGCTGAGGCCGGGCACGATACCCATCGACTGCGCCCGGGCGGCCGAGCCGACGGCGAGCGCGAGGCCCGCGGCCAGCAGCAGAACTGATACGGTTTTCATCTGCGCTTACCAGTCGCAAAAGCTGTAGGTGGTGCCGCCGGCCGAGATCGCCGCCACGTCGCCGCCCGGCACCATCTTGAGCCCCTGCATGGTCATCACCCAGCTCGCGCCGGGACCCAGGTAGATATCCTTGCTGGTCGCGGCGTTGTTCGAGCCGATCGCGACATTCATTGCGTTGGTGGTGCCGGTGTTCTGGATCAGCATGTAATGGCGTCCCTCGATGCCGGCGATATCGTTCGCCCCGACGATCGCGGTCGAGGTCGAGCCGACCGTGCCGCTCTGGGTACAGACCGCGAAGACGGGCGCGGCGCGCAGCCATGCGCTCAGCGCCGCCGCGGCGATCGCCACCAACCATCTACTTCTGCACATACCTGATGCCTTCCTTTTCCTGCTCGAGCTCGCGCAGCTGTTTTCTGAGCGCCTCCATCTCGGCTTCGCGCAGCGGGCCGCCATGACGAGTTTCGCCGTAGAGAAAGGCGAGCTCAGTGCGCAGCCGCCTCATCCTGATCTCCAGCCCTTCGCTCACTCCGTGATTCATCGCTCTCCCCCTCCTTCCTGCCCTTCAGACAATTCCCCACCACCAGCCGGGATCGGCCGGCGCCGAATCCGCCGCCTGATCAGCCGGCTTGCTTGCCGCCGCCGGTTCGGCCGCTTCCGCCGCCGGCTCGGGATGCCATCGATAGCGGTCGCACGGACATCCCGCCACCAGGCAGTAGACGTCGCCGCGCCGCGTGCTGCGCGCATGATCGCGCGCCGCATGCCGACACCAGCATCGATCGTTATCGTGTTCCGCCATTGCCCTGCTCCAATCGATCAGCGATCCACACGATCGCTAAGCGCCCTGATGCATTCGCGCGGCGCCGCCCGGACGCCCGCACCCGCTGCATTCGGACCAATTCACTCACGCGCGGCCGCACCGCCAGGCGATCGCGACCGAGCGCCGCAGCGATCTCATCCGCGGTCGCACCGTCACAATGCTCGATCAGGTAACGCCACACGGCCTGCCTGAGCTCGAGCGCCTCGCGCTCTGTCATGTCAGCATCGCCGCCGCGCTCGAGGCCCACGCTGCGCGCCGCCTCGATCGCAGTGGCCGGCTGACATTTCATCAGCGGAGTGAAGCGGCCGCGCGGCGCGAGCGCCAGCCGCTGGTGCGGCGTCGGTGCGGCGAGTGTTGTCCAGCGGCGTCGCGTCATCGCGCCCATCAGAATGCTCCGATATCGGTGTTGCCGGTCGTCAGGCCGGCGAGTCCGCGATTGATGCAGGGGCTGCCAGGCTGAAGGCTGAAATTGGGGGGTGTGGCGGCCGGCGCGACATAGAGCGGATCGGCGCTCGAGCCCGCGCAATTGGTCGCGCAGTAGAGGTCGTGGCTGCCGCGCGTGGTTGAGCCGTTGAAGCTGAAGCCCGGCGAGCCCTGCGAGCCGCCGATATCGTTGTAGTCCTCAATCTCGCTGCCATAGCCCGCCGGCACATAGACGCTGTCCGAACCGGCGCCATCGTAGATATTGTTGCGGATATCAATCGTGCTCGCGGTGCACGGCGCTTCGGTGCCGTTGCCGCCGCAGGCCACATAAAAGCCATACGAATTACTAATACCGGTCGGCAGGTAGACGGTGTTGTTGTAGTACCTGGCCTGAATCGGACAGACGTTGCTCGTCGAGTTGTAACAGCGGGTGGCGCCGGTCGGCGACACGCCGGCATTGGCGATCAGCTGGAAGCCGACTCCCGAATCGTAGGCGACATTCTCCTGGTAGATGATATCCTCGGCCGCCGTGGTCACCTCGTTGTGGGTGTAGAAGGCCGGGGTTTGATTTGACGCGCAGTTGCCGCCGTTCTGGCA